ATCCTGAACGGTCTTGACCCCTTCAGTGACAGTCGCCACTGCACCCGAATGACGCAGTTCCTCATGGATCTTCCGCAGGTTCGGCATTGGGCCGGAATCGGTCTGCACATCGCCAGCCGGATCGTGGATAAAGCTGCGCAGCGTGTCGACCGCCTCGCCAAATGGGATGACGCGTTCGTTGAGTTCCTGGGTCATAGATCGTCCGGAATCGTGAGGGCTTGCGGCAGTGCCGTGTGCACGAGGTGAAGAATGGAATTGACGGCCGGCAAGGTGCTTTCGGCTTCGCCGAACACAGCCGCGTCGATGAGCAGGTCCAAGGCCATCCCGCCGTCGCTGTAGCGAGGTGTGCCGTCCGACACCGTGATGTCGTTGCCTGTGGTGGCGAAAGCAGCCACGCGCAGCCGGCTGTCGCTGGTGACAGATGGCACGACACGGTCAAGATGAGAGCGCGTGTTCTTCGCGCGGTCCACCACTTGGGAGAGTCGCTTGAGCTGAGCCTGTGTGTAGCCGGATTGCCGTGCGTCGAGGTGAAGGCGGAAGGTGTAGGGGGCTGCAGCGGGAATCTGCTGATACCACTCCTGCACCGTGCCCGTGACGCCCAACGCAGCGACGGCCTGCTGTACGGCTCCGATGGTTCCCTTGGCTCGCTTGATCTCAATGGACGATGCGATGACCTGCCGCTTGACGTTGGCGTCCCATGAGTCGTCCCAGTCGTCGACGCGAAAGGCATAGGCGAGCCAAGGCAGCAGATGCTCCGGGCAGGCCCAGGGGTTGAGCATGTCGCGGATCGGCACCGAGATGGCCGTCAGGTTGGCCCCCAGGCGCGACATCGCGCGCTCCATCGCGGTTGCGTTGGGCGGCAGCAGCGTGATGTCAGTCACCGTCAACCTCGACCGTCAACGTGATGGCGTCGCAGTAAGCGGCCTGGCTGGCCTCGACGACGACGTCAGCCAGGGGCTGGGCGAGCGTCACGCGCAGCGCCCCGGGCTGGTGAAGGGCGCGGTGAATTCCGCTGATGCTCGGCCCCATGCCCAACAGGCGGGTAGCGTTGGCGTAGGCCTGGCCTGCGGCGCCCGCCTGCTCACGCACAGTTTCCGGGCTGGAGCCGTTCGACACGTAGATGGCTGCCTCGATGGTGTAGTGCACGATGCTGGCCGACAGCACCGTGACCTGATCGGTCAGGGGGCGCACCTTGAAGGCATTGAGCGCTGACGCGACGGCTGCCAGCAGCTCGTCGCTGGCCACGCCATCGCCTTCACGCGAAAGGACGTAGACCAACACCTGCCCCGGGGCCGGGCTGACGATACGGGCGTCGAGCACCTGGGCACTGGCCGACAGGGCGTGGTAGCGGTAGCTGTCGGTACTGCCCGCCGTGGTATAGCTCTCCAGGCTGAGCAGGATGCGCGCGCGGAAGTCGTCGTCGGCTTCACGCACTGCCGGCACCGGCGGCACGGCCTCGATGTCGGCTTCGACCAGTGTCAGGCGCAGCACGCCCAGATTCGCACCGCGCTGGTCAAGATCGGTGCCTGTGGCGTAGGCCAGCATGGTGGCCTTGGCCGAGTCGTTGACGTGGGCGCGCAGGGCCAGCTCCCGGTAGACGTTGTCTTCGAGCAGGATGGTCAGGGGCTCCGACTCCAGCGCGAGGGTCGCTGTGATGTCGGCCTGCATGTCGGCGGGCATGGCGGCGATCAGCTCGGCCTTGCGTTCGGCCAGCAGCGTCTCGAAATTCAGTTCTTCAATGACGGCCGGTGCGGGGACTTGCGACAGATCGATCATGCTGCGCCCCCGATGGTCACGGTCTGCTGGGTCGCGGCAAACGCGCCCCGGTCGAGGCGCTCAAGGTAGAAGGTGCACTGACCGCCTTCGCCCAGCACTGCACGGGCGCGGCGAATGGTCGTGCGCGGCTCCCATTTCATGATGGCTTGCACGGCAGCGGCCTGCAGGCGCAGCAGGTTGGATGGTGTGGCCGGCTGGTCGACCAGCGACGGCACCAGGCTGCCGAAAGGCCGCCGCATGACGCGTGAGCCGATGGGCGTGGTCAGGATGATCCGGATGGATTGGCTGATGTGGTCGGCGAGCGACATGCGCCGGCCGGTTGTGGCGTTCATCATGATTCGGTCGGGGTGGGTTGGGCGGTTTGCTGGCTGCCGATGGCGACGCCGCCGTGCGGATGCTTGACCAGGCTGACACCAGCGGCGACCAGATCCACGCTGGCCGTCAGGGTGCCTTCGATCTGGGCGGATGACGTTGCACCCGCTGCCACGCCGCTGCCCTTCATGCCGCCCTGGTAGGTGAGCGTCCCCTGCACCGTGCAGTGCCCGGTCAGCGTGGTCTGCGGGCTGTCAATTGTTGCTACCTCGGTCTTGATGACGACGCTGGCCGGGGCGGTGATCGCAGCCGTACCGCCTGCGGGCAGGGTGATGTCCAGGGCGTGCGCCTGGTGGTCGTACTCGGCCACGGCACCGTCCGGGTAGACGATGGTGGTCTTGTTGGGGTCTAGCGTGGGGGCCGGGTTGGAGTCGGTGTTGAAACTGCCGATCACACGCGCGTTCTTGGGGTCGCCGCCGATGGCCAGCACGATCACCGTCTCGCCGATGGTGGGCGGATTCCAGGTGCGGGTGCTGCCCGCGCGGTGTTCTGCGTAGCGCAGCCAGTCGCTGTACCGTTCTTCGGAGAACTGCACGCGCACCCAGGCCCCTGGCCCACGACCGTAGTTCACATGGCTGATGACGCCCTCGCGCACCACGTTGTTCAGCAGGCGCTGCACTTCGGCGTTGAAGAGGGCTTGGTCTTGACTCATGCCCCCAATGTGCCGAGGGCTCCGCGCGTGCGCGAGCTTTGCCGCGTGTGCCGGTGCCGGGTACGGAAAGCCCCCCGCCGGTGTGGCCGTTATGCGCCGCCGGTGGCGTGCTTGAGGATGATGTCGGCGATCAGATCGTGGTCCGCATCGGTGACGCCCAGCAGCTCGCGCCGGGCATACCGAACCTCAGGGCTCTTGGGGTTGCGGAAATCGACGCGGTCGCGCAGGCCCAACTGGTGGACCCGGGCCGTGCGGCTGACATAGGGGGCAATCGACACGGTCGCGGTGCTGGTCGTGGCCGAGCGCTTGAGGTAGCGCGCCTTGCGCAGCCCTTCGAACATCCGCTTGATGCGGCCGGCCTTGTCCCGGGTGCGCGGCTTGCGAGGATCGAAGGGGCTGCCGTCCGGGTTGCGCTGATCGGCAATGCGGTGGTTCTGGCTGCGCTGCAACGCCTGGGCGATTTCCGCCATAGCGGCCTTGCGCGCTGCCGGGCCCAGGTTCTCGAGCAGCGGCGAGGCCCAGCCCGCCAGATCGTCGAGGGCGTCGGCCATCAGTACGGCCCCGCCACGACCCACGTGGTGCCGGAGCCGGGCGCCGCCGGCGTCACTTCACCCAGGTGCTCCGTGCGCAGGCGCCGCTTGCCGTCGACCACATCCTCATGCACGGCGACGTTCTCGACCAGATCGACCTTGATCACGAGGTCGATTGTGTTCGCGTCGATGAATTCAGCTTCAAAGCGAACAGCGCGTTCCCGCTGTTCCTTGTTGAGCGCGATGTCGGGCTGATGCGTGCTCAGCCAGGCCAGCACGGGCACGGCCACCTTGTCCACGTCGCCGGTGAAGTCCAGCAGCACCAGGGTGCCGGTGTACCGATACGCGAAGGCAAGCGACGACGTGCCCTTGGCCACCAGCGTGCCCTGGTCGGCGAACACCTTGAGCCGCTGCGGATCGGTGGTGTACTCGGGCATGGCCTGGGCCAGGAATGCCCGCAGGGCGTGGAGCTTCTTCACGAGGGACCGATCAGCGCTGTTTGCGCATCTCGCGCACGTTGTTCCACACCACGTACACGTAGACGGCGCATGCCACAGCGAGCAGGAGCACCCAGTACTGGCCCTGCAGACCGCCGAGGAACATCAGCAGGCCGAGGACGGTCACCAGCGGAACCTTGACCAGCAGCAGGCCGGGCAGAACACCGACCCGGGCGAACAGCTTGGCCATGAGCGGGTTGAGCTCAGATCCCCCACGACCGAGGATGCGATGCGTGGTGTAGATGTCGGCGAGGTTGAGCGCGCACAAGAGGATGAAGAGAAAAATCATGGGGCTTCCTGTCGTAGGTTTTCCCAGTCCTGGCGGGCCTGGGTCAGGGCGCGAAGGCCGGCGTTGTAGCTGTCGATAAAGAAGTTGAGGTC